TGATCCAACCAACTACCGTGTTCATTTGCGTGATCCACGAACATTGTATAAATACGACCAGTTTCAAGACGCTCTTTAGCAAGTAGACCCATCAATTCACGTGCAGGTACTTTCTTCTTGAACTTGAGATTCTTGTTAGCTTCAGCCTTTTCATATTTTTCTTTGAATCCTTCTAATCCAAATGTATTCCACAGTGAAGGGCATTCGTGATAACTAAATAGTGTAACGTCTTGATTCTTCAAGAAACGTTCAAAAATTAGTTTATCGAGACCCACACAATAATCTAACTTACGAACTCGATTATCATCTGTGCCTTGATTATTCTTCAATACAAGAATATCTAGAATATCATAATGGAACCAAGCGAAATTTACAGTTGCGCTCCCACCACGAATGCCATTCTGGTGACAACTCTTTACTGTAGCTTCAAATGATTTAGCAAACGGAATTGGACCTGTATGCATTACTTCGCCATTACGAATTGGCGCGTTTGTAGCACGTAGTCTTGATAAATTCAATCCAATACCATAACGACTAGCTGTAGCAAACCCAACCGCACTATTGTTGCTGAAAATACTACGTAGATCATCATCGACTGTGAACAGTGAACAACTGGCATAACTCTTCATTGGAGTTCTTACGCCTGCCATAATTGGTGTGGGTAAATTAATCTTATGTTTACTAAAGTAATTATAAGCTTTCTTTACATACTCAAGTCGATTTTCTTTATAATCTTTAAAGAATGTCATTGCGATAAGCATATAAGCAAACTGAGGACTTTCATAAATTACCTTAGTAGCCCTATTTTGAACCAAGTACTTATCACACAGCTGTTTGATACCGGCATACGTGAAATTAAAATCACGATCATGTCGTAGAAACTCATCTAGCTTATCAAATTCTTGTTTAGAATACCAATTTAAAATATCCGAGTCATAAACCAACGCATCAATATTAGTTTTAACTAGATCGTGTAACTTTGGGGGATTTTTACCACCCCAAACATTCTTTCGTAGTTGATAATTTAATAAACGTGATGCTACAAATTGATAATTAGGTTTATCTTCTGTAATTAAATTAGATGCGGCTTCAATCAACATCACGTGGATATCTTTTGATGTCATTCCATCAAAGAACGACAAATGGGCATTCATTGCTACTTCTTCAAATCCAACACCTTTTATATCTTCAGTAGCCCATTGTAAAATCTTATTGATTTTATCTGCATTAAACTTCTCAGTGAGACCATTTCTTTTCTTTATAAAAATTTCTTTATTCATACGGGTAAAAAATAACTATCTAAATAAGATTCAAATTTGTGTTTAGAGTGTAAATTTTTTATTATTTTTTTATGCGTTTTTCTATCTGTAGATACTATAAATTATTCATTATCTTCTACGTTATGAACGTTCCATTTGGATTTTAGAGCTTTCTTAACTTGATTTTCGCCATCCATCATTTCATTCATGATACCCATTCCTTCACGACTATTCTCTCCATAGATCTCAATATGACCACAACTAGCGTTCATCTTACTTGGGAATGTCAAACCATCCGGGCCAAAACGATTCTTAATTACGTGGAATCTTGCTGTATTTGCTTGTTTATCGTTAACTTTACGACTTAGACTAAGAACAAAGTCAGCGGTCATAATTTTACGATAACTATCAGCGATGTTGTTAGCCTGAATAATATCTTCATCCATAGCAGCACGATTACTCTGTGAAGCGCTCCAAATAGGAACTTGTAACTCACCAGCTACACCACGTAGTTCTTCATAAATACCCCCAGCTTCACTATAACTGTTACTATTGCGTTCACTCTGTGATGGACGTAGAATATCAGCGTAGTCAACAATAATCATATCAACTTTGGTACCAAGTACTGCCAATCTTTCACAATGTGACTTAAGACTATAAGCACTTACAGTTTTAATTGGGAAGTATTTGATCTTCAACTTGCCAGGTACATCAGCGATCTTCTTCTTTACGATATCTACATTGTTACGAATGTTCTGGAAATCGATTCCTGTAAAACAGGCATCGTAACGTAGTCCAACATAATTTTCATTCAACTCAAGAGTAAAATGAACTACATTTTTACCTTGTTTCATCGCTTCAACGCCTAGTTTGGATAGTACCCAACTCTTACCACTACCAGCACAAGCTGTAATAATACCCAATTCACCTGCGGCTAATCCACCATCCATAATAGTGTCAATTTCAGTCCAATTTGTCTTAATACAATTACGACTCATTACACTCATTCGTTGTTCTACATCTTCAGTATAATCATGACCAATATTACGTTCCATACCAGCTTTCATCGCATGATCAACTACACTTTTAATCTTATCGTATTGACCGAGTGACAATAAATCTGCACTTTCAATAATAGCATTCTTTAGTTTCTGATTTTTACAAAACTCTAAGAACTGTTCTTTTACAAACTTTAGATCACTATCACTTACCTTTTGATAAACCAACTTTAGATTGTCTACGATACTCCGCTTGAGAAGTTCATCACCTACGTCATCAACTTTAATCTTGAATACAGTTAAAGTTGGCAGATCTTTATATTCGTTGAAATATTTAATACTTTCTTTTACAACCCACTTGTTTGCATCACTTTCAAAGAAGTCTACTTCGATAATATCATTAATACGTTCAATAAACGAACGATCAGATATTAAGCATGAAATACACTTGATTTGGAAGTCACGGCCGTATTTTGTTAATGAATCAATTGCTTTTTTGTTTTCCATAAGATAACTCTACTATATCACTGAATTCAGTGATTTTCAACTTTTATTAACCGACATTTTTTATTCCACGAAACTATTTAATTTGCCAAAACATTCTTGTAACCAAATGTGATAATTGGGGATATTATTCCACATTTTGTCTTCTGTAATTAACTTAGAAAAGCTAATTTTATCAATTTTCTTGACGGGGGTATTGATAATTTCTTCTACACGTAATTGTGTAAATGATTGAATCTGCGTATTATGTAACTGCATCAATTCATAGTTACGACCAAGCAATAACTTATTGTCTAATACAGTATCATAAATTTTATATTTACCACGATTATTTTCAGAGTAATTATAAATTTGTTGTAAACAAGACTGATCTTCGTTAGCAAGAAATGGAAATGCTTTAACAACTCTTTTCAAACCAACTCCATCCAATCCTGGAATATTATCACTTACATCACCTTCCATCGTTCTATAAAGAATAAAGTTATTACAGGTAATACCATATTCATCCAATATTTCTTTACAACCAAAAATTTTCTTTTTTGTTGGACTCCAGATTTTAATCTTATCACTTGCTAGTTGTAAGAAATCTTTGTCTGTAGACATAATGGTTACATTACTGTCTTTGAATGTATCTTTAGCTAAATAAGCAATTGTATCATCCGCTTCTATTTGATCAATTGCCATAATTGTTACAGGCAAGGTATCTAAATAATTTACAGTACGAACCAACTCTTTTCTAAAATTTACAGATTCGATTTGTGAGGAAGATAATTCTTCATAATTACGGTTAAGACGAATGTCTGTCTTTCTGCCATTTTTGTAATCCGGATAAATCTTTCTACGTTTCTGACTACCACCTTTACCGTCAAATACGATAATAACTCGGGTAGGAGAAAGTAATTTAATTGCATACCCAATACTCTTCAAAAAACCAGCAATACCACCGGTATGTAATCCGTCTTCGTTGAGTGAAGGAATGGCCATAAAACTTCTAATGTAAGTATTAAGGCCGTCAACAAGGAGGATGTCGGAGTTGATAGACTTTTTAAGACCTTCAGTTCCAACACCCTCATTGATATTTTCAAACAAGGAGAACAGTTTTTTCTTTTCAGATGAACTGAATCCACTCATATTATTATTCTTCTGACGTAGTAGTTTCTTCGTCTGACTCTACAACAGCATCGTCAATGATCTGACTATTAAAGTCTTTGTACTTCATAATTACAGCATCACAAATCTTCATGTAAATTTCTTCTCCCAACACTTTGTCTGTTTTCATTACAGTCACAAAATCTTTGGATTGAAACTTCCATTCGGATCCATCATCCTTCTTGTATGTGTAATAAGCACCACCCTGTTTAATCAGATTTTGATCTTTTAGAACTTTAATCCAACTACCATAGTCAGCAATTCCACTATCAAAATAGATATCAAAATTTGCTTGACGTTGTGGCGGACCCATACGATTCTTCACAACAATCGCTTTACATACGTTACCAACAACCTCGTCGCCCTTCTTGAGTTTACCTGTGTTGTTCAAACGAACTCGGACACTGCAATGATAAGCAAGTGACTTACCACCTGATACTACATACTTATCACCAAATGCCATAGCATTTAAATTCTGACGCAACTGATTAGTAAATACAGTAAGTACCTTCTGACGACCAATCATTGTAGTAATCTTGCGCATTGCTTTACTGATAATAATACTCTTACCAGTTGCATAACCATCCTTACCATGATCACTTTCCAATTCCGCCTTTGTTGATGCGGCTGCAACAGAGTCAACAATAATTGTAAGAATACGATCTTTGTTAGACTTTCTTACAATTGCAATCATCTTCTCCATCTGTTCAAAGATATCTTCAACAGTTTCACATTGAACATATAGAAGTTTTGATAAATCTACACCGAGACTTTTCCAGAATTCTGGGGCTGCTGAATTTTCTGTATCAATTACTACAGCAACACCACCTTTCTTTTGAGTGTCAGCAACAACATGTGCTGAAACTAGACTTTTTCCAGTTCCTTCCAATCCATTAAATTCAATCATCTTACCCACAGGTAGACCACCGTGTGGACGATTACTAATGGCTAGATCCAGAATAGAAGAACCCGTACTAATCCAATCACTAATTTCAGCAGGATTTTCCTGTTCATCTAAAAAATAAGCAATTTTACCACCGTCTTTGTTTGCTTTGTTTAACTCATTTGCCAACAATTCGATTAATTCGTCTCGTTGACCCGACTCTTTAATAACACTTTTTTTTGCCATAACGTATATAACTAGAAAGCCGATGGGGTATAAAAACTCCACCGGCTTATTTTTATTTTTTAGGAGTTAAACAAGTCATCAAATGCTTGTTCTACACTGTCTTTACCTTTAGCTTTAACCGTACTTGGCGACTGTACTGCTTTAACTGAGGGTGTAACCATTGATGGAGTGGTTGGTGCTGTGAATGGAACGTCGTCATCATCTGTGGGTGATGTAGCTGATGTAGTTGGTACAACAGTTTCAGCTGATTCTGCATCAGGATTCAACCACTTATCCATAACTTCTTTGAGCTCTTCATAAGAAAATTCCGGGAAAAGATCCAAGATGTTAACTTGTGACTTTAGAGCGTCAAGCAACTGTGCGTTTTTTGGATCAATCGCTACACTAACATTTGGCTTAACACGAATACTTGTTTCTGGGAAACTAGCTCCTCCTTCAGCAGTCTTAAATTCCACGACAATATCACGTCCACCGGTTAGATCAGTAATATCACCAAAGTCAGGATCACTAATGATTGATAGAAGTTCTTGATAAACTTGCTTACCAAATCCCCAGAACTTAACTCCTTCACCTTCTTCGCCACGGACAATTACGGGAGCAAATGTACGCATCTTGGGTTCCATCTTACGACCCATCTGCCAATCTTCTTTAGAACCAGTCTTCTTCAAGCGGTTACTAAACTCAACAATCGGATCTGGACGACCAAAACTATCAGGAGATAGATACGTCTTGTTGTTGATGTTGTAATGAAACTTTAGTTCGATAAACGGATTATCAGGTTCATACTTGTATGGAACAATACGAACTACTTGTTTACCTGGCTTTGGTTTCCAAATCAAGTTGGATTTTTGATTTGTGTTTGAAAGGGAGTTCAAACGACTCTTCAGCTTACTAATATCTAATGCCATAATTTATTTAATTATTTAATTGTTTAATTGTTAATTATTTAACCGAATCACTCGACTCAGTTTATAACCAACCTAAATTCAGTGTACACTAGGTACACACCGAAATCAAGTCAAAAATAAATATTAAATTTCGTGGATAGAGAACAATTTTAATGGAACTATTTTTACACCGATATCGTTAGTTAAAATTATGCTGTTTTTATATAGTTCCCAACTTAACTGAAAGTTCTTGTCATACACTCCATTATTTTCGTCAGCGATCAACTTATTCATTGCGTTGAGTGTATATAGTGTATTTGTTTGCTTTTTACGATGAATGCTAATTGTACCTTTAAATCGATTATTAAGATCATTCTTTTCTACATTAAATGTAAGATATAGTTCTCGTAAATTATTCTCATTCGCAAATATAAAGATCTTATTGTCGATTAATTTATATTGTCGTGGTATTTCTTTCAGTGCATCTGTGTATTGAATGCTATTTGAGAATGTACAGAGTAATTGTTTTTGTGTCATGGTATTTCAAATTCGAATTTACCGTTAATTTCCGCATCCATATCAAAGTAATCAGCAAAATATTCAAATCCTTTATCGACGATTTGTTTGACTGTAATTGATATTTTTATAACCATTCGTTTGAAAAATTCTTTCATTTTAACATAAAATACATTCAATGCGTTCTTGGCAGACGCTGATAAATTTTTTACAAACTCTAAACTATTTTGTACTACATTTTTAAATTCAACTCCTAAATTATTAATAAATGACATCAAACTTTCTTCAATTATTTGATTCTCCAATAAAAGATAGTCAGTTTCGTCACATTCTTCTTTTAGAATGCCAATTCTAAGTGATCCGCCACGTGCATTTCCTCTATCACGTACACCGAATTTAATTTTATTATAGTTATCGTCGATGAATTCATCCACTGTGTAAATCAAACAATCTCCTTGGCAATCCCATGTCATAATGTGATCCGCTACACATTTTTCCCCAGCAGAAAATCTTTTTTCGCCGGTAGAGAATTCTCTCAACAATGCTTTTTTGTATTTATCTTCGGTAAAAATCTTATTTAATTCAGCCAACATCTGATGCATTTCTTTTTCTTCTATTTTAATTTCAGTAACTGCATCTGGACTTTTAATTAACGATATTAAGTTATTTACAGCTTCTTTGGTTTTCTTTTGATCACTAGTGGTTGATAACGTAGTCAAATTTTTATTAATAACAGCTGCATGATTATAGTAAAATGATTTCTCCATCAACTGAGCAAGTGTTTGTGTAATATTTGCAACTATCTTGTTTTTGATATCGGGGAAATCTTTTAATACCGCAGAAATTACGGTGGTTAGTTCTTTATGTTGTGAAGATGCAATTTGTGATCCACCAGCTTTCTTCGCACTACATTTTATGTTACCATTGATGATTAAATCCGTTTTAGATATCTTTGATATACCCGCAAACTCTTCGGATAATTTACATCCAGATGATCCCAATATTTCAACAGAAGTAACTGGATTACTAATTTCTTTATATTTACCTGTTTTTAACTTATCCGCTATTTTTTTAGCAACTGCGTTTTTTGATCCTTGTGGAGTATTAAATTCTTCTCCTATATAATTTTCCATTTCGCGCGCAGGACACGATTTATCCATGTCACTGTTTGCTTTAGATACAAACTTGTTTTTATATTTTTTGTACAGTGTGGATAATACAACAATAGTTTGTATATCTGTCTTATTATATTGAATCAAACGTTCATCTGACAAACTTCTAACTTTTACATATGTAGAAGCTGGTACTAAATTAACGTTATTGGTAGTTAGATATTTTTCAAAATCATTGAATGTAAACTGTATATCTCTACCTCTTGGAAATTTGAATGCGTCAAAGTTAGTAGTTTCAAAAACTTTTTGGAAATAAAGTTCAGGTGGTATTGTTTTACCAGCATCATCTGTTCCAGCTATAGGTTCGTAAAACAAATTATCTTTCGCAATTTTAAAAAAATCACTACTATATTTTGGCGCTGCTGCTTCTTTTATAGATCCTCTGATTATAGTAGTTTTTATTGATTCATCATATATTTGTTCACCAATAAAACCACCTTCGGTATCATACCAATTAAAACCTTTTTTATAGAATCCAAATTTCACAGCTTCATCTACACTGTAATTTACAAGTGGACTTTGACCCAACAAAACTGATTGCACTGCAATTGCATCCAATTGTTTTTCTCTAGGAGTTCTTATATCTTTGTCGGTGTCAATTATTTTTTTATCCAATGATGCATCTATAGAAACATCTATATCTTTTTCCTGCGCCGGAGCAACATTGGCATCTTCACCTGATTTAATTCCGGCATTTGGTTCTGTAAAAATATTTGTCTGAGCTTTTTTGGGATTTTCCGCAAAATGTGTACCTTTAGTTACAGCTCTGTCTCTATATTGTTTATTTGGAAACGTTACAAGTATACCGTCTTTATTGTATGCTTGTCTTTCTGGAAATCTACCAGCTTCAAATAATTTAGCTGTCTTTTCTACAATTTTATTAATATCATAACCAGCGTTCTCCAAGTACTCCTGCAATATAATTACGTGATCTTCATTTTTAAGATCCAATGTTCCGTTTTTGATACGACTATCACAACCAATTTCGTTTACTAATGATTTAAAGTTCATCTATTATAAATATACATATAAATATATTTATATTTGGACTAATTTCAAATCATTGTAATTATTTCCCAGATAAGTCTTAACTTTAAATCTTTTGTTCTTAAATATTTCAATTAAATCTAAAATATCCTGTCTGTCCGAGTCATTATGAATATCAAACACAATCGAATCATATACATACAAAATAGGTACGATTTTTTTGTTGCTAACAAACTTTAGACATTTACTTAGACTATCAATTCCGTATTCAGTTTCTGCTGCCTGAATGATATAAGCAAATAACTTATTCTTATTTGCGTCCGATATATGTTTATTTGTAATCTTACGTTTATAAACAGGAGTAGTTACATATCCTTTACTAATAAATCGTTCCCAATATTTTTCTTTAAGTTGTTCTGTCTTTTTAAAATATTCTATGTCTATATATGCATCGCCTATCTGACCGTATAAATTGACCATAGTAAGTTTCTTCGCTTTACCAAGCAACTCAGGCGCAACGCAATCGACATTGTAATACTGTTTTGCCAGATGTTCGTATATAGTTTCTTCGGCTGGTACTTTATAATCCACTAAATTAGCTACAATATATGGATGAAATCCAGTAAAGTCAATCATCATCATATGACCGTCACTGCCATATCTTGATACAAAACTAGCTCTACAACCATCGTCTTTCTTCAGAGCTACATAGTTTATACTGTCATACGAATTGCTGGGTCTTCCAGTTGGATTGTATATGTTGTAGTTGGTATATACAAAACCATCATATGTACGAGTTTTAAAGTGTTTTTTAAACTCACCAACATCGACTTTTAATCCATTTTTTTCTACCTCATACAAAGTATCAGTAATAATATCATTGAAAAATTTGAAACAGTATGTGTCTATTTGACGTTCATGTACATCACATATTAGTTCCACTTCATCATCAAAACATTCTTGGTGATTTACATATGGAACTATTAAATTAAACGAGTTTATGTTACGATGGTTCCTAACCAAAAAATCTTTAGTTGTAGATGAACATTCTTCTAAAGTCTCATTATTTTCTATAAAGCCAAATAAACCCACATCAATCAGTTTGCAATTTAACCAATATTTATAGGTCTTCTTATTATTTACGTAAACGATATAGTTTCCGGACTCTATTTCTTTTTTAAAAGTTTCGAATGTAGTATCAGCAATTATATCTCCGTGTGAAAAATTGTAATAATATTTAGAATGGGATTCAAAATCATAAATAAATGCCGCGATAATTGAATTGTATTTATTATGACAATTATTATCTTTAACAATTAATTTTAAATATATTTTCGAATTATACTTCACAAATCTTACTGTACACTATAACTGTATAAAGTCAAGATTAAAATCCTCGCCAAAATTGCTTTGGGTTATTCAATATAATATTAATGTTCGGCATGTATGATTGAATGTTGCGAATTGTAAGATTATTATAGTTTACTACACCGGTTGTTTGTAGTGTTTTGTCAATGTATATATTAAATTCAGGCCCAGTTATTTTCCAATCTATCTTTATTTTTTTAAAATAATTAATATTAGTTGTATTATAATCCTTATAATTTGTTTCAATAATATCAAAATAATTAATTCTAGAAATAAAAAATCGATCTATATATCCATTATCATAATCATCCACAGTTATAGTAGGTGTATAAGTAGATGGAGTTACAAAACTATAACTTCCTAATCCTACTATTGTTTTAACGTTATTTGGAGTATCGTATATCATACAATGAAATATTCCAATTTAGATCCGCCTATACATCTGACCAGTGCGTTGACGCTGGTTTCCCATTTGCCATTACTTATTTCATGGTCCACTTCTAATATTTGAAATATAATATTTCCTGGTACATATGGTTTAGGAAGATTACTAATTGCAAACACTTGCATGTTTCTAAATGAAAAAATACCATCAAATTTTATAGTTACCGCAAAGTTATCAGCCACTCCACTATACTTTGCACCATTATTTTTAAAATCATTGTCATTAAGCATTTGTGTCAATTTACCTTTCATGTCGGAAGGCAAACATAAAAACTTATGATTTTTTAGATTTCTCGTATCATCTACTAATTCCTTGAATTTTACCGACTCAGGGCCCGATTTATATCCGCCGACGTAATTTTCAGATACCTGTTTTGTAGTTATACATAACACTCCACTTTTTTCTTTACTACCATAAGATTGCAAATCTGCAATTGCAGTATTGTCATCTTCTATTCCTGACGTTGCACCAGGTACCAATGTATTAGCTGCGGCGATAGATCCACTCTGTTGTGATATCATTAATCCCAGTTGAAATTTATCCATTCTATCGACAAATCGTAAAAATGGCAAATTCTTTAAATCGTTCAATGTGGCATTTAATTGATCTTTATTCTGTATATTGGTTATTTGCTCGGTTAATTTAGTTTTTAAGTTTTCTGAGTTTTGTCCACCAAACTGCACTTGAATAGCTTGTTCGTTTGTTAAACTAACATCAAAATTTATACTTTTTACGACATTGTTTGTTCTACCCAACTCAAACATATACACTTTACGCAATTCATCAAAATTAGAAGTATTTTTGTCAATTATCGATAATATAGATTTGCCATTTTCATCTTTACCCTCAACGATGTCAAATTTCCAAAAATCATCAACCGACTCATTTACAGTGTTTAAAATCGCATTAATAAACTGTTTGTAATTTTTTGTTTCATTAGATTGAACTATTTCAATTAATTTAGTTTTACTTATATAAATGTGTTTTAAATACCCATAATAATATTTTTTATATACTATTTTATTTGGTTGACCAAATGTATTCTTTCTTATAATTGTCATATCTTCAGCAAATGGAAAAGATGCTGTGTTTCCTTTAAAGTTTGCACTGTGATAGTATAGGTAATTAATTATTACATCTAGGTTATCTCTATATCGACCACTTGTTTTAAATGCTTTTTTTGCAGCATTTGAGGCGAAATAAAAACTATCTTCAGGTGTAAGAGAATGATAAAAATCAACGAGATCTCCGCTGTCTACAGCTTTTTTGTATCGTGATTCTAATAGAGTATTACGGGGCACTGTAATATCTTGTAGTTGACTTAAAAATGAATTTCCATCCGGAGATTGGTTGTCATTTTTCAAAAATCCACTGTTTGAACTGCCTTGTTTATATGGAGATCCTCTGTTTATTTTTGGTGAAACTGGATTTGGTATTAAAACGTTTTTATCACATGATATTAAATTTGGATGTGCGCTTATTACTACATCACTAATATCTATTAAAAACTGTTTTGTGTTTGCATTTGCCATAAATAAATTAGCCAATTCAAATACAAAATCTAACTGCATCCAAACCTCAGATGCTCCATCTTTTGAATCAAAGTCAGTTGTATCATCAACAAATGATAACTGTGTGTACGTTTGCTTGTCCGGTTTTACCGATCCATAATTAATGACATCGGATTTTCCATCCGGTTTCTTTTTGAGTCTATAATATTCTTCTGATCTACCAACAAAAACTCTATCTTCACTTTTTCCCCCATAAAACAATGTTTTGTTATTTTTTATAACATTATTAACATTTATTTTATTACTGTTAACAGATAATGAAGCTGCAGCTGCTGATGCTGCATCAGCTCTTGATGGAGGAGCGGGAATATTTGGATTTAAAGGAGTAGTTACTCTTGGTCCGACAGCTGCTGCGGCTGCTGCCCGAGTTCCTGATCTATTTGGATCTAAATTTGTAGTTTGTTGTCCTCTACTAGCAGGATTGGCTAAAGTTTGTGCATTAGCATTAGCATCTTTTTGCGATTTATCCTCTTTAAAAACGCCAATTTTATCTTGGATATATTTTAAAAAATTAACTTTATCAATTATGACTTGATTTATTGATGGTAGATAATTTTTAATAAATGTTCTTAAATCTAGAAACTCAATATCATTTTGATCAGCGACCTTATTATCAGTTGTTGATATTTTAACGCTATTATCGGTTCTCATTCCAGCAAACATTCCTTGTCTTGATATCAAGTCAACATTACAATCATATGTAAAACCGTCAGTTGTTGTAAATGAATACTTCGATATAATTCCACTAACACATCCATAATTACCATTTGATTTATTTGCACGATCTAAAGCTGTCTGTGGTTTGTATACAACTTCCCAACATTGTTTCAAATCGGCAAGATTAAGAAGAGATTTCTGATTAAAAAGATTCCATCCAAATTCTAAGAAAACGTTTATACCAGCTGTAAAAAAGAAAGGCGTTAAATATTCAAGTTGAGCAACACCATAACATTTAAATTTAAAACTTGCATAAGTTAAAAGATCTTTACTTTGTTTTACACTTACGCTTATTATTCCAGGAGGAGGAACTACCGAAGCAATTTCATTATTTTGCGGAAATGCTGCATTTTGTCTGGTTGAATAAGATGTTTGAGTTCTATATAAACCGTCTATATAATGTGGTCGCCCATCTGCTTGATATCCTATTATAGCATTTGTTTGTTTAAAACCAATTGCAGCGTCATAACCAAATGCGTCAAAAAATCCATCACCGCCTTTTAATATAAAACCATCATAATCTACAGGTACATAAAACTTATCTAAATAATCACTTCGGGGTACCATTCCATTTATAGACTTTCCAGTTCCATTACTAAATACTCTGACCCATGGAGACATTGGTCCTTTATAGTTTTTAAAATTATTTTCAAAATCAAAAGTTGTGTTGGTAAATGGAGTTGGAATGTTCATACCAATATTGTTGGTATTGCTTCTTCTTCTCAATTCTCTTACAACTTCAGTTGGGATATTTTGTATTTCCCACCATAAAGGAGCTGTATCTGTAATTTCTCCATTTTGTACCATAACATTAATTTAAGTTCTTCAATTGATTTAGTATACCAGCAACATTAGCTGGTATGCGCAACTGTCTGTTAACTCCTACTGATAGTTGATAACCAGACAATTTATTTGCTTTAGCAATTATCCACCACAAATTTTCATCACCGTAGTATTTCTTTGCTATACTATCTAAATAGTCAGTTTCACTCGCTGTAATGTAAAAATCGTCGTATGATTCTGGTATAGACGGATAATATGTTGTTTTGTAAACATTTTTACCATCCCATCTTTTTTCGGTTGGCGTAAATTGATATCTCATGGGGTATTTAAAATTCCTCTATTTTGTGGGGATAATTTAGCTGCGGCTGCAAATGCTTCTAAATCAGTATCAGCTCTAATATTTGTAGAAAAATTAAAATCTCTATACAATGTGATATTGCCCGGACCGTTACTGGTTCCGTAAAAATCGGTACCAATTAAACTCACGTCTTTAATCTGTAGATCATCTAGTCGTTTTTTATCTACAATTGGTACCGGCGAATTTCCCCACGCAGATCTGCCAGCTTTTGGTCTGTCTTTTTCAAGAATAGACATTTGCACGCTAATATCAGCTGTTCTAGGAAATTGAGCAAATCTACCTTTGGAATTACTTTTAGTTCCTCTGGTACTTAATAAATTGTCATCACCACCCCATTCATAAGCTCGATTAGACCCCCAACTCCAAACATCGTTTGGCGAACTCATATTCTCTGGAATGGTCTCCCAAGAAGCATCGTCTGGTATACTCACATTACAACTTTTAATCACAACAAAATGATTTTTATAAAAATCGCCAAGTGTTAATTGTACCATCGGCGGAATTATAAATCCACCAGCCGCCATTTGCGTATAATTCGATGGTTTTGTTAAACTGGTCAAGTAGTTAATTCTTTGCCACATTGGCAATAGTTCTTTAATACTATGTGCATTAACCACAAAATTAAAACTCACTTCTCTGGTAAATCCTTTGTAACTATATAATTTATCAGGTCTACCTAAATATTCTATTGTTTCCCATTCAGCTGTATTAGTATCTTGTATTCCTTTTACAGTTGCACTAAATGGTATATATGTTTCATTAACCATATCGTAAAAGTAAAATTTAATAATATCAGGCCCAAACCCTTTGTAATCTGATCCATTTCCATATTGAGCATCAAATTGATCTTTATTTAATACGTCCAACGAATTTACATAATCAACATTGTGGGTTGGTTGTATAAATCTATCTTTACCAGCTTTTCTACCAAGTCTCGTTGGAAAGTTTAATTGATTCACATCAGTACTAAATTTATCTGTATATTTTGTTTTTATATCTTTTAGATAATCCATACCAACATTATTAGTATTATCGTATTTAGCGAATTGTAATGGTTTAGCATTCTTCTTGCTATCGTATGTAGATGCGTCGTATAATTTATTAGCAGGAGTACCAGCAATATTTTCAATTGCTTTATTTAAGTTATCTAATACTAACTTAGTAGGAGTCTTTGTTTCATCGCTAAATGTATCAGTTAAATTCTTGGAATTTTCAATTAATACTTTATAGTTTAATAATTGATCGCTTCCTTCTACAAATGTACCTGTAGATCTATCAGCATTAACTAAATCTGTATATTTAAGTTGAGTTGTATTTTTCCCATTAACTTGTATCGTATTACCATATTTGTCTTTAGATGGACGTATAAAATCCGTACTAACTACAGCTCTTACTTGATCAGAAGTAACGTTTCCTGAAAAAACCACTACACCCACAGAATCTTGTTGATTTTCCATTCCGTAAGTTTTGATGTATTTATCATTTCTAAGAGTTGATGATGGATTGACACTACCATGATAAAATCTTTGATTTGCTCTTAATCCTGTAAATTTTCGGTTTGTTCCTATGCCAAGTGCGTTTTTTAAACCACTCAAAATACCACCACTTTTAGTTGGAGTAACATTTGAATCGTCAAATAATTTACCAGCGTTTAAATACAAATCATATGTCTGTTCGTCCGCACGATAATTTGCTTTCCATGGTTGTTTAGGTGGTACAATACCACCCAATAAAGTATTGTTTTGTAAAAAGTTACCTACACCACCCAATAACTTGCTAAAAAACCCTCCCCCTCCAGATGCTACTAACTTGCTATATCTGGGAGCATTATATGCGTTTGTAGCGGTCTGTCCTCTTAATAAATCTCTTACATCTGGTCTTGCTAGAGGAGCTACTACTCTATCCGAGTTATCCGCTCCGCCTAATAAAGATGTAAATGTGGATAAACCAAATCCACCACTAGCCCCACTAGCAACGCTACTTCTAGGAGGAGATGGTACAGCTGGGCCGCCACCGCCAAACAATCCACCAACCGTTCTAACAATACTACCCAATCCACTCGCCCCTAATAATCCACCAACTATGTTACTTGTATCTAAATGTCTGGTTGGTCTGTCCGCCAATCCAAATGAAGCAAGTCTTAATGCAGCGATAACTGGAGAAGCTGGATTATATACTTTGGTCTCATCAAATGGTTGAAATCCCTGTAATACAAGTTGTTTTAATATAAAACGAGTACCAGCGGAACTTCCTAAAAATTTTCTTATCCTAGTACCGTCTTGACTTGATGCTTGAAATGCAGTAGTAATTTTACTCCGCTGACCCTCTTCAATGTTTTTATATACAAACATTTGACTTGCTACTGGTCCTTTTAAATACAAGTCTTGTGGCTTATTTTTAGTATATAACACCTTAGAATTACCCGCAGTGGCAAATAGTCTTTCAATTTTGCCTGGGGATCTAATGTTAATAAACTCTTGCGTTGGAACTGGTAATTTTAATCCAGCGCCTTGAATGTTGTCATATGTGGTGAGCTGAGTACCACTATTACCATATCCTTCAGCGTATGTATTACTATTTGCCATTTATTATAAATAGTATTAACCTCTAGTTGTTGCTTGTCCAAATCCACCAGATTTTAATATTGTTGTAGATAAAGCAGCATTAATTCTTTGACCATCCAGATTTACAGCTATACCACCATTTGCCATCATCGTCATTAATTGATCTATTTTAGCTACGAGTTGTTGGTTGCCAGACTGAATCACGTTGTTCAAATTATCGTTATTTAATGATTTAGATGCATTTCCGGTTTTCTTTGTGTCTTCAGTTATATCAGATAATGTTTGATTAGGCATTTTCATCTCCGACATGCCTGGTATGTATTTAGATATAAAATTATAACCTTTTATAAATGGACCTATCAACGCATCAAGTATCATACCGCCCACAGATTTGAGTCCGGTAACAATCATTAATCCTATTTCAGATGGAGAATTACCTAAGAACGGCGATATCAATTTTTTAAAAGATTCAATTGGGTGCGCCAAAGCATCAAAAATTGCTTCCGATACACTTTTAAACCCGTTTTTTAGACTTTCGCCCAATCCATCTGCTCCAAATATAGAAAGTATGTCAGCTACTATATCTACTGCCATGCCTAAAATCAATCGTGGTAGAAATGTTACAATTTTTAATAAACCTTTTGCCCAATTGCCGTCTTTGAAGTCTTGGAATATTTCTTTACCCATCTCAAATGCTTTGAATAATCCTTGAATAGCGGTCATTACCCATCCAATTGGACCTAGAAATTTAGCTATAGTTCCAAATATTCTCATCAATGGTCCAAGTTTTCCCAAAGTTGGTATCATCTTTGCAAATATATTTCCAATCATGGATGTTTTTGAAATACCCGTACTAATCATGCCAAAGATATTTTGAATAAATTTAATAGGATTCATCAAACCCTGCAAAGCAGTTCGTGATGTTAATATTTTTAAAGATATACCTTCAAAGACTTTTTCCATCAATCTTAATGCGCCTACCAACAGAGGCATAACTGTTACAGCCAAGTCTAATAACGGCTCAACAATATCCATAACTGGTTTTGATAATTCATTCATCAACTTATTAAATTGATTTTGAATTTGAGTCATTCTTTCTTGATTTGCTTTTCTTATAATTTCTTGTTCAGCTATTTCTCCTTCTTTTTTAGCTTCACCGTCTTTCATCTGCATCAATCTTTCATAGTCAGCTAATGCAGCTTTTGCTTCTTTATTGGTACCATTTTTAACAAGTTGAATATTCTTTTCTTGTTGAAGCATTGATTGCAACTCACCCACACTCTTACCAGCAGCATCAGCATATGCTTTTTGTTGAATTGGATTTAATTGATTAAAATTAACTTGTTTAGTTATCTTTAATATTTCTTTATTAGCGCCAATGATATTTTTATTAAACGCTAATTGTCGGGCATAATTAAAATTTACACTTTGACCCAACAAAGCACTTGCTTTTAATTCAGCGGAAATACTACTTTCAAATTGTAGTAGTTTATCTGCTGACGCGGCTGCTTTGTTCAAATCTATACCCATCATTCTCGCAGCAGCTGCGGCTTTAATCATAGATACAGCCGAACCACCTACATAAATTCTAACTTCATCGCTAGCATTAGCTACATCCTCCATTATTTTGCCAAGTGGTACACCAGCAGCAACTGCCATTTTTTGAGCAAATCCAGTCATAGCTAACTGAGATTTTGCAGACTTTCCAGAGATTCCACCCAATGTTTCTAAAAATTTAGCAGATGTATCACCGGTTATACCAAATTGTTTACTTAAAGCAGTTGTTGTAGTTAACAACTGTTTATCTCTTGCAACTAACGAACCAAATGAATCTGTTAAAGATTTAGCGGATGCAGCTACATCGTCAAATGTAGCACCAATTCCAGATAAATCTAAAGCTACTGTTTTGATGTTCTTTTCTAAAGTGTTTACTTGGCCAGGTAACGCACCTAGATTCATTCTAGCAGCAGTAGCAGCTTTATCAAATGCTAAAAAGTTTTTGTAACCATGTTCTATTATATTAGTTAATAAACTTGCAGCTGTAAGAGTTTTGCCACTTATTATTTTCTCGCCCAACGGACCCATGTCACCTAATACCTTTTTACCCAACTGCATGAATCCACTTTGAGCTTTTAATTTAGCTAATCTTGCGTCTTCTGTGCCCAACAAACCTTTTGTATTTACCAATTGCTGACTCAATCTATTGACCGATAACAATTCTTTACTGTACGTTTCACTTGTTAGTTTATATTTTTTTTGTAAAAATTGTAAAGCAGCCGCATGTTGTAGTGATTCTATTTCACCAGTTGCAAGTTTAGCATCTAAATTTGCTTTTTCAAGTCTGAGTTCAGCATTTCTTTCTTTTTGTGTTAAACTGTTTACTCTAGCTAATTCCGCAACTAATTTATCTTGTCGAACCGTTTCTCTCATTAACGATAATAAGCTATTTTGCAATGACGATCTATCAAATGTAGACTGTTTTAATTTTTCTTCCAATTCTAGTCCGAGTTCTAAATTTTCCGTAGATTTACCTATGTTTTTTGTTATATCATTAAATTCTAATTTGATCGCTTTTGCTAAAGAAGAAACCTCTTTCAAAAGATTACGTTCTCTTTGAATTTCATCGGCAGTTCTTCTCGTAGCGTCTTGAGCTGCTTGGTAAGCTTTTAATTGGTCTAAAATAGAATCGGCCATAAGTTATATAATATAAATATAAATGTATTATATTTTAGAACGGTTTATCTACTTTGGACTTGGAAGGCGGTTTTGATGAACTTTGATCGTAATGCTTGTTTTCTTGTTCTTTTAACTTGACAAGTTGACTGTAATAAAAATTGCGTAAATGTACCGGTAAATTATACGCAATATTTACATTTACTGCTCCGTTGGAAAAGTAACTTAACTGAAATATTTGTTCGTGGAGATGCAATCTATACTCATGACTCAGGCCAAAAAAACTGGACCGTCATCGGCACATCCATCCTTTCTTCATGACTGCAACTTGAACACGCAAAGTTAAAAGTCATATCCAATTCAGGAGTTATTTCACGAGCATATGCTCTTAAAGCCATACTATCTTTAGATAACAATTCATTATCAACAAATTTGTTAATAGTAGCTCTATCAGTCTTACCATCGATACCGATTATCAGTTTTTTTAAACGTGTAGTAATTTCACTACTACCACCAGATTTTACAAATTTTGCAGTCGCTTTTAATTCAGCATCTATATCGGTTTCATCTTTTGAATTTAAAAGTCTGAAAGCTATCACTTTCTTGGAGTATGGTAGTTCAAATTCAAAATGGTTATGACCTTTTTGTACTTTTTCAAACGTATATGGTTTTTCATTTAGTTCGCCTAAATTAACCACATTTTTAGATTCTTCATAACACTTCTGACATCTAATTTGTACAGGACCATAATTATCACCGTAAGCCAATCGTCTTGCAGCAACAAACAAAGCGTTTTTATCACACAATAACAAACTATCTACGTTTATGTTGGGAGTTACAATCAAACTTTCGAGTAGCTTGTCCAATACAACACCCTTCTTAATTAAATTCTGACTGGTAAGAATATCTTCTTCTTTTGCAGTCATCATTTTCATATCAATATAACCCAAACTTAGTGGATCATTATCAGAATAAAAATAACCTTTGCTTGGTAAATCAATTCGTTCCGATGGATATGAAGTAGATTGTGATTCTTTTTGTACAGCACTACGCGTAATTATAATTTCGTCATTCATAACTTTATAACAATATATAGAACTTTATATAACTTTTTAGTAATTATATTTTATACAAAATCAACTATACATTTTTCAGTGAATCTTTTTTACCAATTACCATATTTTTCTTTACTTGTACATTTAATTTGGCTTGATCTTTTTCTTCCGGAGACTGTGCTGAATTGGCTACCGATTCAGCGTTTTTAAGTTCTTCTTCCGCAGCTACAAGTTCTGCATTTTTAAGATCTAATGTTGCATTTTTAAGATCCGCTGTTAATTTATCTACTTTTTCTTTGGCGGAATTTATTTTAGCTTCATCTTCTTTTAAGATACTCACAATCAATTTCTTTAATAGCTTCTTTTGCGTTTCTGTCAATCCAGTAGCGGAAACACCTAATTTGTTATTCATAATATTATATACAGTATCATCGTATTTACCAAACAAATCTTTAACAAAAGACTTTTTTAGCTGTGGAGTTAAATTAACATATTGAGATCGCAATTGACTAGCACTTCTAGCAGGCATTCCCAATACCGTAAAATCAGTGGTTGGTACAGTGTCAATATATCCGTGAGTTATAGCTGGTTGTAGTTTAGCTAAATTCTTAGGAATTGGCTGTAAATAAGCTGGCGATCCATCTTTTTTAGTAAATCTACTAAATCTCGGATCCTCAGTCATATCTTTTTCACTAACCGCAAAAATAATACTATCACGATTAATATCAATAGGAATTTGCGCAACCAAACTCTGTAGGTTATAATTGTTTTTTACTTTAATTATTTTGTTAACAGGTACCCCAGTTAAAGTCATCATTTTGACTTTTTCATCAAAACTAAATGGCGACTTAGGCAGTTCAACTACATCAGTTGTTGTTATATAAACATCGTTACCACCGTATTTACTGCTTAAATAATTGTAAACTGCTTTATGTCCTTTATGAAAAGGATGAAATCTACCTGGGTATATTACAAATATTTTCTTGCCTAGTTCCATATAATAATAAATAGAAAAACCCCAGCATTTCTACTGGGGTTCTTTTTAATAAAGTTAAATCAATACTGTAAAATGCAATAATCCATCTGTACAGTCAAGCTGATTGTAACAGCTTCACCATCATTACTCCAATCCATATCTCCAAAAGAAGCTTCAGTAATAAAGCATCCACGTAGACTCCATTCTTCAACTTTATCGCCCACTGGACCAAGAACGTTGATAGTAAGATCTTTTTTATAGAAATCTTGATAACCATCACGTCCCGTAACGGATTCATGATGCAAACGTACCCACTCCATTACTGCTTGCGCTCCGCTTGGTACAATTGGATCATACAATTCCATTGTAATTGATTGCCAGACACTCTTTCCTTTATAGAATGTCTTGATATTGATATGATCAAGTTCTTTTGATGATTGACTTAGTTTTGGTCTATCAGTCTTCTTGATGATAAAAGATGGAATGCCGTCAACGTACAAGATAAACCTATTTTTAACCTTTGGTTCAAATGCCGTTGCAAAAATTTCGTTTGGATTTAGTAGTTCTGCCATAAATTATACCTTATTACGTTATAGATATAAATATTAAAAAAATTGATTTTATACAAAGTTTTTTATATTTTAGATAATTCTTTATCAGTTAATTGTGTAACTGTATCTCTTAATTTGTTTATATACCCAGTTGACCGCAACAGTTTGAATGCTAAATTTTCGCTGCTAAATTCCCCACTCTTATCTAAACCAGCTTGACGCATATCGTATATACGTTTAGTTAACTTCTTTATTTTATTGATATCTTGTTGTTGTATAGCCACATTAATTGATTGTACTAATTGTTTATACTTCTTTTTAATAGCATCTTTGTCAACTTTTATATCTTCATGCTTTGGTTTTTTTACCCAAGTAGATTTCATTAAACTATATACAGATTGACTGTTGTTAATCTCAGACTTGTCTTGAATATAAACTTCAACTGGATGGTTTCCTATCTTGATATCATGCGATTGATTCCATTTGCTTTTTAAGCCGTCAACATAATTTTTAACTAACTCTTCATCATCGCCTATTTTTGAAAAATCTACAACCAAGTGCAAATCTATATCGCTGGTCTGAGTCCAATTATATCCGGCAGTACTACCAAGAAAATATATGTCTTCCAATGGTACGGTCAATTCAGTGTCCTTATAAAATGTATTAGCAACTTTTAAAAGCATATTTAATACATCCGGTTTGATATCATCTTCAGTTGCCCATATTGCTGGATTTAATATACTATTATAAATTCTATGCTTTTCTTTGATTCCAAGTATTTCTTTTAATTGATTTATAGTATCAATTGAATCTTTATGAAGAATTGCTTTACCACCAGCATTTATAAAATCATTCACAACATCTTCACGGTCATCTATTAATACACTATCAGCAGTTGCAAATTTAGATTTATCTTTTCTATTAGGCACTAAGTTCGCTTCAAATGTTATGCCTTTATCTTTAAGCCATTGTTGTTTGCCAATCTTTGATTTAGCATCAGCTGCATGACTTAGTATTTGTACATTAGGAAAGCTATTTACAAAATTATAAAGCAATTTACCATCTTTCATCCATGGCATATTAGCATAATATTCAGGACTATTTTTATTTACCAACTTAAAACTATTCTGCTTGCCATGTAAACTATCATAAGTATCTACAGGTATTCCACCACTATAGCGCTTAAATTGAGCTTCCCAATCACTAAGCACTCCATCCATATCTACATATATTTTGTAATCATTACTAATCATTTATAATAAATATAAGCATATACAAGCACTATACTATATAACTTTATATAAGTATTTTAAGTTCAATAAGCAATCAAAGCGCTTACTATGCTTATACTTTATATAATAGAGTAAGTCAAGTTATAATAATAAAATTTATTTAATCATGTCTGACAACTGTTGTTCACTTACAGTTGCAACTACACGTGAATGTATTCGTCGATTTAATTCAGTTCTTATTAAATCTAGATCAATCTGATAATTTCTTATAGTTTCATGATAATCAAACGCAATTGCTTTAAGTTCGATGTCACTAAATTCAAATAACGGTTTTGTAGACATTATATTTTTTTCCATAACAATTATACATATTGATTTAATATAATAGATATATTTTTTATAAACAAATTTTTATTGTATTTACTAGCCGTTACAGCAGCTTTTTTTCCTTTACTAATAACTTCTTCTCGGTTATTATAACAATATAACATTTTTTCAATCATATCATCTTCATTAAATTCAGACCACTTTCCACCATAATTACCCCAACAACCGGTACTATACACTTCGTCATAATTTACCTCAAAACTAATATCGTTATTAACAAATTCTTTTAATCCCCCATAATTTGTATATATAATAGGCCGTCCACAACACAGACTTTCTTGTTGCATCATTCCCCATCCTTCACATGTTACACCACTCACATACACATCTAAATTATGATACCAGTTTTTTAATTCTTCTTTTGTATATTTAGTACCGATATATTTTAATCGGGGATCAAATATTTTTTCAGTAATAGATGAACAAGTTTTTATTTGCAATTCTACATTTTTTATACCATTAAAAGCTTTAAGAAAACATTTAATAGATTTGCTTAAATTTTTACGTGGATCTTCATTGGATATACCGAATACAAATTTATCTCTAATAAAATGTTCTTTATAAACATAGTTATCCGTATCACAAAATAAAGGCACTACATCAATCTTCGTATTCAATCCTTGATTAATAAAATTGTCACGGTTATAATTATTTGGAACAATAATGTGATTGAATTTACTTAATATTTCAATTATAATATCATTAACTCTAGTACACTCCCACATTGTTAACAATATCCGAGGTCTATCAAAATTAATATGCGTCAATACATTCTGATTGGAAATTTCATTAGATATACTCAAAACGGATAAGTCTAATAAAGATGAATCAAATGTATGTGATTTATCAAAGTACTTAATATACCTATCAGATATTTCACTATAGGCCCTCGGTATAACATTATATCCAACCGAATTAAGATCGTTTAATAAAACATTCAATAATTCACCATACCCAGAAACAAAATTATACTTAGAACTTAAAGTTATGTTTTTCAATTTGGTATATAATAACTGCCTATAACACTTTCGTGTTTTGCTAATTTTGTAGCAGACCGTGATATAGATCCACTTAATAAAGAAAAAGCTAAGTCGATAACCTCTTCAGTTGTTTTTCCAATAAATTGTGAACCTGAGACAGATGATGTTAAAATGATTTCATGATATGCTGATAAAGATACGTCATCAGCCCGTTCAACGCTAAAACCAACAATTTTACCTGGTTCAACAGAATGTGTATAATCTGTGTATCTCATAATTTTAATATTAATGTTATTCATATGTAGTTATTTATGTGTTACTGTCATTGTTAGTTCCATAGTTCTATATAGTACGTTCCTATCGATGGACCAACATTTGCTCCAATATTTATAGCTAAAAATCCTGCTTTAGTAGGATATAGAGATTGATTCGCTGAGCTGGCGCCATTACAGTTTGTAACTGTTAAAAACGGTATCGTGGACGAACCACCATAAACATATACTTTTGCACTTCCAGCTGCCGCTCCAATTCCAAGTGACCCATCAATTTGAGTGGTCGTCGTAAAAAATGTAGTTGTAGATGTATTAGTAGAAAACATAATATTGGCGGAATTAGCTACAGGATCTTGATAAAATTTTAAAGTGTCTGACGTTACCTGTAATGCTGGACCTCCTCCTCCTTGCCAAGAACCATTATAATATGCATCACGGCCAAAATTAGATCTATCAGATCCTCCTGAACTGATATAAGCATTACCAACTCTATAATACCCATTATCGGGGACAGTTGTATTTTGTAACGTTGCCATATATCAATTTAAATTTGTTATTATGTCCATAATTTTATATAATATGTTCCGGCACTCATTGAGCCAACAGACGATATATATATACCTAAAAATCCTCCAAAAGTTGCATATGTAGCTGTGCTGGTACTGCCATCACCTTCACAATTCGCTACTTCTAAAAACGGTTGAGATCCGCCGGATCCCTGTATACGCATTTGCGCATTTGAATTTGCTCCGCCAACTCCCAAAGTACCGTTAATATTAATTGTGGGTGAATCTATATAAGTACTTGATGGCGAAGTATTAAAAGGATTAGTAAATGTGGTTGAATTAGCATAAAAATAGAAAGTTGTGTAGTATAATTGTATAAATGGACCGCCTCCAATCCACGACCCATTGTAATAAGCATTGGTACCAAGATGTGCGAATTGTCCACCACTACTAATGTAAGTTACATCGGTACTAGTTCCAACTCTGTAAATGCCGTTCTGAGCAATAGTTGTATTTTTTAACGTTGCCATATATTACGGTGTTCCCCACAGTCTTATATAATACTGTCCTGCCGCTGGACCAACAGATGATCCAATTGTTATACCTAAAAAACCATAAAAAGCAGTAATACTTGCAAATTGAGCGTCAGCACTACCAAATCCAGCACAGTTATTAACCGCTAAAAAGTTGTTGCTTGTACTGTTACCATCTATACGAATTTTTGAGAATCCACTGTGTGCTGCGCCAACCCCCAGATATTTACTGGTACCTGGACTCAGCTGAGTTGTTGTTGAAGAAATTACTGCACTCGATGGTTGAACGGAAAAACAAACAGTTCCAAATGTTGATCCATCGTTTGAAATAACATCAATAGTTGTGGGGCCTATTTGTATATTCATTCGATCAATAGCAGATCCAGACAGTATATACTGCGTACCATTCCAATAAGTGTTAAGACCAAACATAGCATATTCATTGCCCCCACTTGATCCTCCACTAAAATATACAGCATTGGTATCATCTCCAACTCTATAGTAACCACCACCAGCTATGGTTGTATTTTGTAACGTTGCCATACATCAATAAATATATTATAACCCCAATTTATTATTTATTATATCAATTTGATTTTGTTGTTTATCCAAAATTGTTTTCAATTCTTTAATGCCTTGAATCAACAAAGCAGTAAGTTTTGTGTAATTAATACCACTAATTTTTCCAAATTGATCGTAACTAACAAATTCAGGATACAATTTAGCAATTTCTTCTGCAATCAAACCAATATGTAATTCAGATGGACCATTTTTATATCTAAAATATACTGGTACCAATTGAATTATTTTTTCCAAATGTGGAGGCACCAATGGACAAATGTCTATCTTAGAATCTTGCGTTGAAGTTTCAACCAAAGTACCAGCTACAGTTAATGTAGTGCCGGATACAGAAAGAAAACTTACACTAGCAATTGTTGTACTTGGATCAGACCCAGTAGTCTTTACTAAGAAATTTGGTACATTAGTAAATACTCCAGTACTAGCTCCACTTGTACCTGAAACAGATCCGGTATAAGAAACACCGCTTCCGCCTGCGGTACCACTAGTACCACTTGATCCACTAGTACCACTACTTCCACTTGCACCACTTGTACCACTGCTACCGCCTGATCCGTTACTTCCACTTGTACCGCTAGTTCCGCCTGTACTGATGCTGGATCCACTAGTTCCAGCCGAACCAGTAGCACCACTTGTACCACTACTACCGCCTGATCCGTTACTTCCACTTGTACCGCTAGTTCCGCCTGTACTGATGCTGGATCCACTAGTTCCGGCTGAACCAGCAAAACCACTTGTACCACTGCTACCGCCTGATCCGTTACTTCCACTTGTACCGCTAGTTCCGCCTGTACTTCTGCTGGTACCACTACTTCCAGCCGAACCAGTAGCACCACTTGTACCACTACTACCGCCTGATCCGTTACTTCCACTTGTACCGCTAGTTCCGCCTGTACTGATGCTGGATCCACTAGTTCCGGCTGAACCAGCAAAACCACTTGTACCACTGCTACCGCCTGATCCGTTACTTCCACTTGTACCGCTAGTTCCGCCTGTACTGATGCTGGATCCACTAGTTCCGGCTGAACCAGCAAAACCACTTGTACCACTACTTCCGCCTGATCCGTTACTTCCACTTGTGCCACTAGATCCACTAGATCCACTAGATCCACTTGTGCCACTAGATCCACTTGTGCCACTTGATCCATTTGTGCCACTAAATCCATTTGTGCCACTACTTCCACTTGTGCCACTGGATCCACTTGTGCCACTAAATCCACTTGTGCCACTACTTCCACTTGTGCCACTGGATCCACTTGTGCCACTAAATCCACTTGTGCCACTACTTCCACTTGTGCCACTGGATCCACTTGTGCCACTAAATCCACTTGTGTCACTACTTCCACTTGTGCCACTGGATCCACTTGTGCCACTACTTCCACTTGTGCCACTGGATCCACTTGTGCCACTTGTACCACTAGATCCGTTTGTACCGCTACTTCCACTTGTGCCACTACTTCCACTTGTGCCACTGGATCCACTTGTGCCACTACTTCCACTTGTGCCACTGGATCCACTTGTGCCACTAGATCCACTTGTGCCACTGGATCCACTTGTGCCACTAGATCCACTTGTGCCACTAGATCCACTTGTGCCACTAGATCCACTTGTGCCACTAGATCCACTTGTACCACTTGTACCACTAGATCCGTTTGTACCACTTGATCCGTTTGTACCGCTACTCCCACTGTCTCCACTTGTACCACTTAATCCACTTGTACCACTAGATCCACTTGTGCCACTAGATCCACTTGTGCCACTAGATCCACTTGTGCCACTAGATCCACTTGTACCACTAGATCCACTTGTGCCACTAGATCCACTTGTGCCACTAGATCCACTTGTGCCACTAGATCCGCTTGTACCAGCACTTCCGCTACTTCCATATATTATAAGTTGAATTATATAATTGCCATATTGATCAAGTACATAATTGCCATATTGATCAAGCACATAAATTGTTTCTGATCCACCACTTGTACCGCTTGTACCACTTGATCCACTTGATCCACTTGTACCGCTTGATCCACTTGTACCACTTGATCCTCTTGTACCACTTGATCCTCTTGTACCACTTGATCCGCTACTTCCACTTGTACCACTTGATCCACTACTTCCACTTGTACCACTTGATCCACTACTTCCATTTGTACCACTTGATCCGCTTGTGCCGCTACTTCCACTAAATCCACTAGATCCACTAGATCCACTTGTACCACTAGATCCGCTTGTACCGGTACTACCACTAGATCCATTTGTACCACTAGATCCACTTGATCCATGACTACCACTTAAACCACTTAAACCACTTGATCCAATTTCGCCATTTGTACCACTAGATCCACTGGATCCACTTGTGCCGCTACTCCCACTACTTCCGTTTGTACCACTACTTCCACTTGTGCCACTAGATCCGCTTGTACCGGCTGTACCACTTGTACCACTTGGAGGATTTATAGAAGTACTGTTAGCTACAGCGTAACCACATTGCGGTGTAGAAAATGTAATTAAAGCTGTATTTTTATTTAAAAGTTCGACATTTTCAGGTATTATTAAATTAAAATTTGAATCAAATGTTTGTACGACAACTAGTTGACTATCTAGATTATGATTAAATGTCCACGTGAGAGATGGATTATCACATGTAAATGCTTGAGCTGTAGAGAATGTATTACTTCCTCCGGTACCTTTACAATCAATTTCAGCTTGTAGAGCGTCTATTATTTTAAGAAACGGTTTTAAACTAGTGTCATTAACGCTGGATCTAGCTTTTTTATAATCCTTAATTGCGTTGTTTAAAACACACGCACTTGGAGGACACGTACTATGATTACAACTTGCCATTTGTTATAAATATAAGATAATATAAGATAATGAATGATTAGAAAAACATTATATTTTTTATATATAAATAAACTAATGTATCGATATTACAATTTATAGTTATGGATTGAACAAACTTATTGGTATCCGTCTCCACTCGTTTTGACTATATATATAAAAATAACTACCGTCATAACTTAACCATCCATCTTGTCCATAATCAGATGACTGATATGGCACTTGATGATAGAATTTATCAGGAAATCTTTGAAATATTCTGAAAGCTGTATTTATGGGTCTTTTATTAGCTGTAGTGGATATGGGATTACCATTACAGTCATATCCACTAATATAAGTTTGGCTACTATAATCATAATCAAATGTAGCAATTTCTCTTTTTAACCACCCCGCAGGATATTGGTATACATAGATATAGTTAGAATCGTAAGCCAACCAACCGTTTTCTCCATAATCCGTAATAGATTTAGGTGCTGGATGAAACATTGTTTTAATAATATTACCAGATTCAATTTTGTTATAACCACTTGAGTTTGTAACAACATTTGGTTTAACTTCCATTGTGCCTTG